CGCAGCAAGGCCTACGGGTTGTTGTATGCTCCCGAGACGATCGCCAAGTATAAGAGCGGTGATTACGAGGCGATAGAAGAGATCATCAATCAGGCCCGCAACATTCAAGATGTGGGTGATAAAACGTTCTGGTTCTTCGATCAAGTTGAGAAGCTGTTTATGGTCGATGAGTCGGATGATGGATTTACTACCGGCTTCAAGCAGCTAGATAAGTATATACATGATGGTACTGGCCCCAAGCGCAAAGAGATGCTCGTTTGGATGGCCCCTGTGGGGGTTGGCAAGTCCTTGATGTTGATCCACAGCGCGGTCTCCAATGTCCTACATGGGAAGAACGTGCTGTTTGTGACGCTGGAGTTGTCCGATACGTTGTCGGCTCTGCGCGCGCTCGGTGCGCTGACCGGGTTCCCGATCAATCAGCGTCGATTCGATTCACGTGATGAAATCATTAAAATCGTCCGACGGATCCGTGAATCCGGCGATGTTGGCGACCTTGCGTTCCATGAGTTTCCTCCGGACGAAATAAATGTCGATCACATCTACGCGCTGGTGGATAGGTTGAAGCGTGAGCGTGCGTGGGTTCCCGATGTCATCTGTATAGACTACTTGGAGCTCATGTTGGCCAGAAGGTCGGGTGGGCTGGCTATAGACGACGACTACTCCAGGCAGAAGCACGTCGCAACCCAGGTACGAGGGCTGGCTGGCAATACAGACACCCTGGTGTTTACGGCTACGCAGACTAACCGCTCGGGCAATGTCGGTGACACGCCGATTGACGTTACTAAGATAGCGGAGAGCTATGGTAAGTCGATGCCGATGGACTACTTGGTCAGTATTAACCAAAACCAGGATGAATACAACGAGCAGTTTGACGAATCACGTAGGTCGGTGCGCCCAGCACCAGCCAGGCTATATATAGCCAAGAACAGGAACGGCAAGAAGTTCGTGACGATACCGATAATGATAAACTACAGCAATATGAGGGTCCAAGAGGCGCTTGCATATTAAGGAGACCAGTAGATGTCTGGCAATTCTGAGAGTGTCGAGGTATTGCGGCCGATCGATGCACTGAATGACTATGTGGCCATCGTGAGGACTGTCGAGCTTCCCGAGGGCATTGATCTTCCTGAAGACCAGGTCAAAGAGATCAGCAACGAGGGCGTGGTCGTCGGTGTTGGTCCTGACGTTAAGGGGATTGAGATCGGCGACAGAATCATTTTCCAGCCGAAGCGATACATCGCAATGACGCCGCAAAGTGGTGGGTACAAGGGCAGAGAGGTAATAATCGGCAGGATGATGGATTGTATGGTGCGCCTCGGCAAGACGACCAAATTTAGGTTCGAGGATGGTGATAATGCGGGTGATGCACCATGAAGCGATGGTACATTTGTGAGAAGTGCGTGCGTGACCAACTTGGTCGTAGGCTGTCTGATTTGACGGCCCACGAGTTTAACAACATCAAGGGGCGGTTCGCATTTAAGGTGCGAGACGGCGAAGCGCAGGTGTGCCCGAAGTGTGGTGGTCGCGAGTTGCGCAAGCTTTTCGGGCTGCTTGACACCTATGTGGTCGGGTATGGGTTCGCCGACAAGGCTGGCGCTCGTCGAGATATGGATCTACACGCCATGGCCACCGGTGCCGATCCATATAAGTCACATCGCAAAGATGGCGAAGCGCAGGACGTCATGCTTCGGTTGCAGCGCGAGCGCGAGGGGATAAATCCTAAGGTTATTAGGTTGGGTGTATAGTGAGCCAGTCGCGGCTGCACGTTTGCACGCTGTTCGACAAGACCAACCGTCCGCTTCTTTCGCTTTTGCGCTGGTCGGATGGTACCGTTAGGCTGTACAAATTGTATCATCCCGGCACTGGGAAGTCGATCTATGGTGTTGAACAAGACATCAAGCGACTTGTTGATGAGGTTAGGTCAGCCAAGTTGGTCGTCATGAACGACGTCATAGGCCACTACCTCGCCTTCGATCTGCCGTCTGACCTGCCAGTTGTTGAGGTTGATGTCGAGCTGAAGCCCGCTGCCACTGTTACTGGTTCGGCTGAAGTGTTGGTTGCGGCTATGAAGCGGATGCTCGGTGAGCCACTTGCAAGGTGGCGGGCTCTGATGGGAGGCGCGTCCAAGGTTTTTGCGGCGCTTCAGAAGCGTGGTTTCATATGCGGATGCGAGCACATCTATCCGCAATGGGGCTACAGTTGGTCGGGCCGAAGTAAATTGATGGGTGTTGATACCAAGACGCTTGTGGATGGGGATGTTTCCAACCCAAATGGTGACAGCATCTTCATCAATTTAGACTGGGTGAGCGCCGATGTCAGGGTGCTTGCCATCATGAGCGGCGACAAGCGTCTGGAAGAGGCGTTTGCGGGCGACAGCGACCCGTACGAGGTCATACTCAAAGAAATAAATGATGGTGTGAGTGCTGATGAGGCGCTGTCCAGGAGCGAAGCCAAGATCGCCATGCTGTCGGCTGTTTACTCATTTGATGTAAGCAGTCCGGTCTTCAAAGTGTATTCGCGGCTTGGAGAGTGGCTGGCTCAAATGAGGGAGCGTCTTGCCGAGCACGGTTGTCTGAAGACCATCCTTGGACGTGAATTTGTCGTTGGTGGTGAGCGCACTGAGCGATCCGTTGTGAATGCGGTGGTCCAGGGGTCGGTTGCCCATGCGATGCACGCTGTGTTGTGCAGGGCGTGGGCAAAGTTGCGTGACTCCATTTTGTTGGACAATCATGACTCGTTGGTCTTGACCGCCTCGACCCCGGCGGATGTCGGTCGCAAGCTAGATGCGGCCATACCAATAATGACCCGCCCCTTTGCTGGTATTTTAGACGCTAACCCGAACTTCCCAGTCCGCATCAGTGTCGGCAAGGCATATCGGCGGTGGAAGTTCCTGAAGAGGGTCAACGGTATTTGACACCGCCTACTAAGGACGATTGTCATGCCAGCTAAGCGCCAGGACTACAGGCGGCCGAAGTGGTTTGAGCAGTATGTTCCCGAGGAGGTCGCCAATAGTAGTCTGTTTAAGTTTACGATCGTGTTGCGCGATCGTAAGATCCAGGTGGACATGGTGGCCAACCTGGATATCGATTACGGCAACGTTCAGCAACAGCTTGAGGATGCGCCAGCCGAATTCGCATACTGGGGAGCCATCTACTCGGAGCTAAAGCTCCAAGTCAGCCTCTTGGAGCGCCATATAAGGTCGGTTCGCGGAAAGATTGCTGAACGTATCGTAAAGGAGGCCATGGCGGCTGGGATGCGCGTGACCGACAAGCAGGTCCAGGCCATCGTCGATGCTGACGATACCGTTCGTAAGTTGGAAACGCAATATGCGATTTTGCAGAAGCACACCGGCAAGGCGTATTTCATGGTTGAGGCCTTGCGGATGAAGAACGATAACCTCAGGTCGCTTGCTGGGTTTGTGAGACAGGAAATGCAGCAGCAACAGGACGTGTAAGGAGATCATTAATGGGAAAGTATGATGTTGATCAGATCAGGCGCAAAATGAAGGCAAAGAAGGGATTCGTGCGCGATCCCAACGAGTTTCGCCCGCCCCGCGCCCAGGACGGACAGGAGCTGAAGTACAGATTCTTCATCTTGCCTCCGCTTGAAGAGGGCGATAAGTGCGCTGACGGCGTTGCCAGCCGATCCATGGAAGGGCTATTCTATGTCGAGAACGGCTCGCATTGGATTAACAACAGGCCCTATCCGTGTCCGCGCATCCACGACGGCGAAGAGTGCCCGCTCTGTGAATTCGGCTTCAACCTGATGAGTGAGACCAGTGATCGGGCCAAGCGGTCTCAGATCGCTCGCGCGTGGTTGGCCAGGGCGTTCTATGCGGTGAACATCTATTTCCCGCCCGACGAGGTTAATCCGGAGGATGTCGCTGGGCGCGTTATGTGGTACAATGCTCCCAAACAGGTGTTCGACATTTGGGAGCAGTGCATCTATACTGATGATCCTGGAGATCCTCACGATCCGCAGCCGTATGGCGTCTTCTACGACGAAGAAAATGCGTATCTGTTCCAGCTCGTGGTCCGTAAGCGGGGCGAGTGGAATGATTATATGGCCTCGAAGTTCTTGGTGTCGTGCAAGCGGCCGATAGTGACGCTCTCTAATGGCAAGCCAGATCGTGCCGCAATCGATAAGATTCTGGCGAGTCGGTTCGATCTGTTTACCAAATTTGCCCCGCGAGACGTCGATGGGCTACGCAAGCTGTGCGACCAAATTGTTAGTGGTGGCGATAGTGGCTTCGATGAGGACGATGTTGTGTCGGTTGCCACTGTTGCGCACGAGAGCAAGCCCAAGGCGCGGCCAGTTGAAACGGATGCCAGTGAACCGGAGCCAGAGCCGGAGCCCGAAGTCGAGGCTGCGCCGGAGCCCGAACCGGAGTCCGAACCACAAGCCGAACCTGAACCACGACCCGAGCCTGCTGAATCTGACAACGTTGATGATGGTGTCGATGCTGATGAAATTCAGGACCTGCTGAGACAGCTCGAGGAAAATGCCGACTGAGACGGAGCGGCGGCCACAACTCAACATTGATGGAAACAATGTTGCGTACAGAGCGCTATTGGGGAGTGGTGGTTACGGTCGGCGTCGTTCTAGTGGCTTGACGGGAACCGCTGCTCAGGTACACTCTAGGTCGCGCTCCGCCCAGCAACCTGAAATAGTGCTGCTGCTCATGTTGTCTAAGTGGCTGAGGCGGTTCAATCCCGCCTCAGCCAATGTGTTTTGGGACTGCCATGGTGCTCCGTGGCGGCGCAAGATAGCTCCACAATATAAGGGCACCAGATACAGTTTGCCCCACCACAGTGCGGCGGTTCAGCAGCGTCTCAGTCAGCTCATCGACAATACTAAGGCCATACTTCAGTTTCTGGGTGTTCGCCAGTATGAGCGTGGGGGACAGGAGGCGGACGATCTGATCTATGCGGCCTGTCGTGCTATGGCTGGCGGCGATGTGGTAGTGGTGTCGTCTGATAGTGATCTGCAGCAGTTGGCGTGGTTGTTGCCGTCGGTTAAGATCTATTGTCCGGGTAAGGATAAGGTACT